GTGGTGCCGCGCGCTGGTGGCGCCGCTGGCACGGCAATCGTATCCGGCACCGCCGGGAATTGGGCCGAGCTTGTGAGCGACGGTTCCAATTGGGTAATCATGGCCGGGAGCTAAGGCAATGGCACTTATTGAAACCTTCCAACCCGCTTACACGCAAGGAATTACCGTTTCGCCTGGCGCTGTTTCTGCGGCTTCGTCAATTGGCGCGGGCAGCAAAAGCTTGGTAATTACCAATCTTGGCTTGGTTACGGTGTATGTGCGCGCTGGCCAAGCTGGCGTTCAGGCGAGCACTGCTGATTATCCTTTGCTGGCGAATACGCAAGTCAGCATTGCCAAAGCGCAGGATTTTGACACGGTGGCTTATATTGCGCCTGCGGGCGCTGGCAGTTTGCATATCATCCCGGGTGAGGGTTTCTAATGTTCAATCGCGCCCGATTAAAGCCAAGGGTTCGCGGCGCGCGATCAAACGTAATCCCCCCGCCGCTGGACGGCTTGCCCGATGCCGATGCGGCATACGGCCCGCGCAAGATGCGTTCCGCCTACAATGGCGCGGCGATGCGGGTGCGGCGATCCGCTGATAATGCCGAGCGCGATATAGGTTTTGCCACGGTGCCGCAGACCAGAACGAACCTCGCGGCGCTGCCGATCAATAATGACAGCGGCAACGCTGGCGGTCTGACTATGACGACTGTTGGAACTGGCACTGAATTTGGCCAGCCGTACATTGATGTGCGCTGGCAAGGAACCGCGCCAGCGGCGGGGTTTGGGCAATTTATTCTCTCCGCTGGCGGCGCTTTCAACCCGGCCATTCATGCGCCAGTGGTGCCTGGACTGGTTTATACCGTTTCCTTGGGAGCGCGCCTGATTGCTGGTGCGGTTCCAGCGGGCGCGTGGACCGTGCGGGGACTTTTGCGAGATGCGGCGGGGGGAATTATTGCAACACCACAACTCACAACCGTCGCGGCGACGGCGAATTATCAGCGTTACGCTGTCGCAGTATTGGCCCCGACTGGCGCGGCATACTGTCAGCCGAACCTTTATTTCGCAGTCGCGCTCAATGAAGTCGTTGATCTAACCGTGCGCTTTTATTCCGCGAACGTTGAGCTAGGCATCGGCAATATCAGGCCGCTGTTGCAGCGGAATGTGCCGGAAGTGGTGGCGGGTGTTGGCGATCTTGATACTGCCGACCTTATGCGCTTTGTCGGGCAGGATAATGCGCTGACATTTAGCGATGATGTAGCCAACGCGGCCTGGACCAAAACCGGCATTACGGCGGTTTCGGCAAATCAGATTACTGAGGATGCGGTAGCTGCCACGCAACACAGACTTAGCCGCACGGTGACACTACCGGTTGGTGTCCATACCCTTTCAACCCGCATCAGCCGCGCGGTTGGCACGAGGGATTTTCAGCTTGGGCTTTCAGGTGGCGCGCTTGTAGCCCGCGCGTATTTCAATCTGGGCACCGGGCAGGTAGGTGCGGTGGATCAAGGCACGGCTGCAATCACCACGTTGCCGGGCGGTGATTTTCTTGTCAGCCTGACAGCGACCTTGCCGACCGCCACCACTTATTCAATTTTCCGCGCGATGACGAACGGCACCACGATTGGTTCTGAAACGTATAATGGCGATGGCACCAGCAGTCTTTTCGTTTCTGAAGCGCAGGTCAATGCCGGGCCTCTGGCTGCCTATAACTCCACCACAACTGCGGCGATTAGCCTGACGGCTGCGAATAGCGGCTTTACCGGAACATACTACGACCAGACAGGTAACGCGCGCCATTTAAGACAGGCTACAGCGGCCAACCAGCCAAGCGGCCTTATTGCCGGTGCGGTTGTCACGGAAAATGGTCGCGCTATTCTTTCCTGCGATGGCGTGAATGACGTGCTTTCTTCTGCCGCAGGTGTGGCCGACGCTGTCATGGGCGGAAAGGCGTTCACGGTAACTCACATCACATTCGGATCAAATTCACAATTTGGCTGGATAGGCAACGGCCTGAATGGCATAGCAAGTATCCCGCGCTTTTATATGCAAAGAATTGTTTATGCCTATAACAATAACAACACCGTAGCAATTGGGGCCGCGAGTGGCGGAAGAGTGCTGTCCTACACCCACGATGGTGTCACCACGGCAAGCGCGCGCCGCGATGGGGTGTTGGTGGGAACGGGCACGGAGCCAGTAATCTCGACCTTCGGCGGCGGCGGCTACATAAGTGTGCCGTTTTTCGCGGCTGGTTTGCCGCAGGCAGGTGGTTTCGCGGAGTTTGTCGCATTTTCGCAATTACTGACCACTCAGCAGATGCAGCAGCTTGAGCGCAACCAGGGCGCGTATTACGGAGTGACCGTGTCATGATGTGGATGACCTTCGCCACTGAATCGGAAGCGCAAACATATGCTGACGCTGCAACCGCTGCGTTGCCAAGGTTGCCAGAAAATGCCACGCAAATTTGGGCCGTGCCGCGCCAGATAGCAGATGGGCGATGGGTGGTGCCTTCGACGAATGAGGAAGGCGAATTTGCTGGCGATGATTGGTGGCTTTCTGAAAGCGCAAAAGAGTAACGGTGCCGCAAGATGCAAATTCCGATCTTGAGCGGTGTTTATACGGATAGCGCGGCGGATTTCCGCGTGGCGCTACCGGTCAATCTTGTTCCTATCCCGACTGGCGCCGGTATTTCGGGCAGCTATCTTCGGCCTGGCGATGGCTTGGTTCAACTTGGGACAGCCCCAGGCGCTGATAGAGGCGGTATTGAATGGCGTGGCCAATGCTATCGCGTTATGGGTTCGCGCTTGGTTCGGATAGATGCAAGCGGCACCCTAACCGATATTGGCGATGTTGGCGCGGGCGGTCTAGCATCCTTTGATTACAGCTTCGACTATCTGGCCATTGCAAGCTCCGGGAGCCTTTATCTTTACAATGGAACCACGCTGCAACAGGTGACTGATCCTGACTTGGGCGCCGTGTTGGACGTGATTTGGATTGATGGCTATTTCATGACTACGGATGGCCAGTTTTTGGTGGTCACTGAATTGAATGATCCATTTGCCGTTGACCCGCTCAAATACGGATCATCGGAAATTGATCCTGACCCCATCAAGGCGCTCATCAAGTTTCGGAACGAGGTTTATGCCTTAAACCGGCATAGCATCGAAGTGTTTGACAATGTGGGCTCGGCGGGCTTCCCGTTCCAGCGCAATGAGCGCGCGGTGATCCAGAAAGGCGTTGTCGGGACGCAAGCCTGCTGTATTATGGGCGATGCGATTGCCTTTCTGGGTGGTGCGCGGAACGAGGCGCCGGGCGTGTTTCTTGGCGTATCCGGCCAAGCGCAGAAAATCAGCACGCGCGAGATTGACACGATCTTGCAGGGTTACACGGAAGAACAGCTTTCGGAGGTGATGCTTGAAACGCGCTTGGACCGCTCGCATCAATACCTTTACGTTCATTTGCCGGATCGGACGCTTGTCTATGATGCGGCGGCTACGGGCGCGCTGCAAAGCCAAGTTTGGTTTACGCTGACTTCCACGGTTGACGGCTTCGCGCGGTATCAGGCGCAGGGCCTTGTCTGGTGCTACGGGCAATGGTTGTTTGGCGATCCGACTGCGGCACGGTATGGCCGGCTTTCGGATGAGGTGTCGCACCATTTTGGGCAGAAGGTGCGGTGGGAGTTTTCGACGCCGATTGTCTATAACGCGGCGCGCGGCGCGGTGTTCCATGCGATGGAGCTTACATGCCTCACGGGCAATGTAGCCTTGGGCGCTGATCCTTACGTTACCACGTCGCATAGCTTCGATGGCCGGTCCTGGTCCGTCCCCAGGCGGGCAAGCGTGGGCAAGGTAGGCAACACCACAAAGCGCGTCCAATGGCGCCAGATGGGCTTTATGCAGGCTTGGCGGGCGCAACGCTTCCAGAGTGACAGTGACGCCCATGTGAGTATCGCGCGACTTGAAGCCACGCTGGAACCGTTGGCAGTCTGATGGTCAATCCGCTTCCCCCTACCCGTGCGGAATTGGCGCAATTCCTGCCTGACCATGCGTCAATCCGGGCCTTTGAGCAGTTGTTCAAGGTTGCCGGCGAATTGACGCCAAATGAAATCGCGCAGCTCGGGGTGCTGATCCAAGAGGTAACCTTGCAAGCCGATAGCGCGGGCGCGCAGGCGGCGGCGGCAAATGGCGCGCTGGACCGCATTGCCGATAGCCTGGAGCTTCTGGCCTATGCGCCGCCGCGCTTGCCGGTGGTGCTTCCTGATGACGTTGCGCCTCCGATCGCGCCGCCCAAGCGGTCCCGGTTTGGTTCCTTCTATGACACAACCAACCAGACGGCGGCGGTGATCAATACCGCCTATGCGGTCACGTTCAACACGACGGATTTAAGCGAGGGCGTCTATCGTGGCATCCCGACATCGCGCATCTATGTGGACGAGCCGGGCGTGTATAATTTCCAGTTTTCGGCGCAGCTTGACAAGACAGCCGGCGGTGTCGGGATTTTTGATTTCTGGATTAGGGTGAACGGTGCTGACATTGCCAATTCTGCCGGGCGAGTGCGGCTACAGGGCAACAATGCCGAATTGATCACGGCTTGGAATTTCCTGACCCGCATGAAGGCTGGCGACTATTTCGAGCTGATGTGGTCTGTTGATGATACATCTTGCCAGATTACGGCATTCCCCGCCGCCGCGCCGCACCCTGGCATTCCATCGGTTATCCTGACCGTTTCCAACAACATCGGAGCCTGACCCATGGCCGTGACCGTTAAGAACATCATCCCGGCAAAGCAGGCCGAAAAC